TTTTAAATAAAGATATCCTCCTGCTGCTTCATCTGATCCATCTCCATTAAAAACAACTGTAATATCTGTTTCTTCTTTTATATATTTCCCTACTAAATAGTTACCAACACTTGCTCTTACTGTTGTTGTATCATAACTTTCGATTGTTTTTATTACATGTGGTATTGCATTTATGAAATCTATTTCTTTTAAAAGAATTTCATGATGATTAGAACCAATATGATCAGCAACTTTTTTTGCATATAAAAGATCTGTACTTCCTTCAAAACCAATACTAAATGTATTTAAAATACCTTTATTATTCTTTTTAAATTCTCGTGCTACTATTCCACATACTAAACTACTATCAAGACCACCTGATAATAAACATCCAATTGGTCTGTCAGACATTAATCTTTTTTTAACAGCATCTTCAAATTTTTCTTTAATTTTTTCTGTATAAAATGAATATGGCATACCATCTAAAAATAAATTCTTATTTAAAAAATGATATCTTTCTGGTTCTGTACATTGTAAATTTTCTAATTCTATTTTCATAAAATGTCCAGCTGGAAATTGTGATGTTTGAAAAGAATTTTGTATTGCTTTTATTTCTGATGCTATTTCAATACTGCCATTATCCTCGTTATTTCCAAAAAACATTGGTCTAACGCCAAATGGATCTCTTCCTATCCACATTTGTTTAGTTGATTCATCGTGAAGTATCAATGCAAATACACCATCAAGTTTTTCTAACATTTGTTTGAAACCATATTTTAAATACATATGAATTAAGACTTCGCAATCACTATTAGATTGAAATTCAATATTAAATTCCTGTCGAAGTTTGTCACTATTATAAATTTCTCCATTACATATAAGACTAATATTATTATATTGAAGCGGTTGATTTCCTGAATCAGATAAATCATTTATCATAAGTCTATGAAAACAGAAGTGTACATTTTTTGATATTTGTTTGATAACAGTGTTATCAGGACCACGTTTTTGTATTTCATTATATTTTTTTGCATATTCTATTTCATTACCAATGTAAGCATATATTCCACACATGTATTCTTATTAATATATATTTTTTCTTTCAACATATTTAAACTTAAATATAAATGCGAGCAAAATAGCAATATAATATATGATCTATAATATATATGAAAATACTTAGTTTTGATGTAGGATCAAAAAATTTAGCTTATACTATTATTGATACATCTGAATCTGTTAAAATACTGCAATGGAATATCATTGATGTAAGTGTTACTAAAAAAGAAAATGAATGTGTAACTCTTGTGAATAAGCTAGATGAAATAATTGATATAGTATTGTGTGACATTGTTTTAATTGAAAAACAACCATCCAAAAACAATAAGATGAGAATTATAGAAGGATTATTAAATGCATATTTCGTAATTAAAGGTGTCACATGTAAAGAAAGTCCAATATCAAAAGTAATTGTATACTCTGCAAAACATAAGTTAGGAAAAGATACATTCAAAGGTAAAATGAATTATTTACAAAGAAAAAAACTCGGTGTTTTTAGATGTGAAAAATTTCTAAATCAAGTAAAACAATCATGCGAAATGCATGATCTTTTTCTTGCTTCTAAAAAAAAGGACGACTTAGCAGATTGTCTTTTACAAGCTCTAAGTTACATTGAGTTTAATATTGTAGCTGATAATAATGAATTCAATGTTACTGAAAAAGTAATTTCAAGAAAACCATCTAAGAAACAAGAACGAACAAGATATTCAAAATGTAATATTAAATGGTTTTTAAATGATATACAAAAAATATATAATTCTAAAGATTTAGTTTTTAAAAATATTGAAAGTAATATAAAATTAAGAAATGCAATAATGTATTGGTATAAGTCAATTGAAAATGCATATGAAATTTTATTGAAATAATGGTTTACGATGTCAATTATTTTTGAACAATTGTCTATATGTCATTAAATTATGTTGCGCCTTTTTTACACCATTTTTTCTTGCATATGCCGCCGTGCACGCCTTTTTATGTGGTGTATTTGAATTTGGTCTCAAGTTTTTTTGTCGTGCTGTTGCATGTCTCTGAGCTAATGATCTTAATTGTTTTAAATGATTTTTTCTAGTTTCTTCAAAATGTCTCTTTTCATTTTGTTTAATTTGATTAGCAACACTAAGAACAATACCATTATAATTCACTTGTCCATGTTTCGTTGAGCTATAAGTTTGAAAATACGAAGAAGGATTTTTACCACCCACTTTTCCTTTAAAAAAACCATGCTTTGCATTTTCTTTAAATTCTCGAGTACTGTTTTTTGATTGTTGAAATGGTTTAACAGATGCAGTACGTGATTTTTTTTTTGGAACATGAGCAGTATATGATGTCAAAATTGGTTTATTTGGTGTTCTTATACGACTTCCTTTTGTTTGTGTTGATTTTTGTGTGCGGCGAGACATTATACATTAAAGAAATAATTTATTATTATCATTACTAAGGAAATTAGACCCTAAAATATATAGTTAAAATATATAATAATATATATTAACATGTCTGAAATAATGGAGAAACCAAAAAAAAGTAAATGTCGGAATTGTAAAAAAAGATGTAGCCTTATAATGCAAATTGAATGTCCAGCATGCTTTTTACCATACTGTGTATCTTGTAGAGACATGAAATTTCATAACTGTACTAAATATGATGAATATATTTATAAGAAACGAAAACAACTTGAAATCGAAATGAATAAAAATAAGACAATTCCAAGCAAACGATTATCTGTTTAATAACTTAAAGTTACAAATGTTTTTTATAAATAATATGAATAAAACTGTTTTATTTATTGATACTGAGAGCACCATTTTTAATGGTAAAAGAGTTGTTTATGATTTATCATTATCTTGTGTTAAATTAAATGTACATAATTCACATGTACCTTTCAAAAAATATTTACGCAACAGAACTATTGATAATTCAGATAGAATTATCACTCCAATTTATGAAAACAATATGATAATTAATGAATTTAAACACTTGATACCACAATCAAAAGAATCAACTTACGGTTATGCTCAATATAATAGATTTACCTTTAAAGATGCAATGAATGTATTAAAAATTGTATGCGATTGTTATCATCCTGATGCAATAATTGGATATAATGTACAAGCAGATTTTGAAGCAATTCGATCAACACAACAATATTTGAAAACGAGTGATCTAGTGTATAGTACAAATGTAAAATTACCTACATATAAAATTTTCAAAAGCAAACTATGTAATGCATTTGATAATGCATTTAAAACAGACCTTATGTTATATCTAGTTTCATATTGTCCTAATTTCATGAAAGATCAAGAAATTTTTATGAATGAAAATAAACTTATCACAAAAAATGGGTATTTATCTCAAAGATTGATTGATATGTACAGATTTACAGTTCAGAATAAAAATATTGATCAGCTTCATATGGGTTATTATGATAATATGTTTGCTATTGAGGTTCTTGAGAAAGCTATTGTTACAGACGGATATAAACAATTTCCGTTAAATTGTTTTAATACACCAGAGAAAAAAAGAAAACGAATCTTGGAAGATAATCAAAAAAATAATAATAAACGCAAATTTATTCATTTAATGGATAATCAGGATGTTCCTGTATGGTTTAATGATCAAATAGATAATTCTAAATGTTCTAAATCAGAAGATATTGAAGATATTAGACGATTCCATCCTCATTTTGGAGGAACAAATAAAGAAACAGCTCCATATTTTAGAGGAAGTGACACACGAGCTGGTATATGGCCTCCTCCATATGCTGTTTCTTAATTTTATTAAGATACAATATTAAAGATATTAAAATTTTATAATATAATGTATTACATTATGTATACAAATATAATTAGACATAATAAGGAATTATTAACAATCGGTGCACTATATTATTCTATATTAGAGGCAAATAGATATAGAACAAAGACTCAATCTGGATTAAAACCAACAATAGTAAAAACATAATTTTTATTTTTTAGTCACTGTCTTCATCTGGAAATAAAGCACATACTAGCCAAGGAAAATTTTCCTTAATAATATGTCTATTTTCAATTTGTTCAGAAGTATACAAGCGCCGTTTCTTTTTTGGTGGTCCGGGACATTCAAGTACAGCACGAGGAGTTGTAGGGGGAGTAGTCATAGTATCTGTCATCTTTAACTGTTATACAATACTATTTATATATTCTTTAAGTGAAAAAAATACATTAGGTATAATATGTCATCTGCGAAAAGGCAAAATACAAAAATAAAAACTAATAAATGGAATAATCCATCTAAGGATATAAACTATTCTGGTTATCAATATATAAAAAATAATAATGATATAAAAAAGGAGTCAAATAGTGAAAAAAAAGAATGGCCTCAAGCAAACACATATTATAAATGTTCATCAACACCTACAATAATTGAATCATACATTCGAGTTACAGATTTCAGCATTATACTTGATAAAATTGTACATCATCATATTGATTGGTATAAAGATCAAAATAAAACAATGGGGAAAGAAATCGTAAAATACAAAAATTTATTTGATTTTGTTAAAGGATCTAAATTATATAAACCAGATTTTATAGAAGCATTTAAACAAAAATATATAGTAAAGACTTTCTCTAATAATAAAACAAATATTCAAACAAATAGTTTTTTTTATAATTGTATAAAAACTCAAATATATGTAAAAAATGATGATAATACCGATTGGTGTTTACATCTGACAAAGGGTGGTTCCGGCGGGTTTTCAAGTGCAAAAATTGACCCATATGGAAAAAATCCAATTGAGGCTAAAGGACTTGTTCCACGTTTACGTATTGTATTAAAAGGAACTTCATTTTTAAAATCACAAGGATTAAAATTTCATCCTTTTCCAATAGGTGCTGTAAAAAATCATCAAGCACAAATATTAAAAGAAACAATAGCAGGTAAATATGCTGTATTTGTTAATCAATATGAACCGGTTGATGATTGGTTTATTAGAGTAATTCCTTATAATAATTTTAAATCTATGTATGCAGGACAAATAAACAAGGGATCACACATGAGATCAATAACACAAGGTAGTTTAAAAAATGTGTATAATTTAGTTCGAAAACAACTAAATGAATCTACACAATTTAATATCACAAATGAAAACCTAAAAAACAAAAAAATCCAATTGCATTCGTATAAGAAACAAGAAAAAGACCAATGTCCTCCTATCTTATTTAAAATCAACGAAATATGGGAAATTGATGGTAAAGATTTTGTTATGTTTAAACGTACATTAAATAATTCCAATAACGGTTTGTCAAATGTTTTTCAAGGTTCGTTAATTGCAGCAGCAAAAGGAAAAAATACAAATACACATGTCGGTAAATTATTATCAGATAGTGTTATGCGTTGGTGTACTCAAATTTTGAATATATGTAAGAATCATGTAGAATTAAAATCTAAATTACCTTCTGAATTAAAAAATAAAATAGGATCTTTAATGTTAGGTGGTGATATATCGGCTGAAATTCAAAATGTAATAAATTATTATAGTTTAAAACATAGTGGAACACAGTTAAACATTAAAATTGATGAAACACAAGTTAATAATATTGAAAAAGAATACATAAAATATAATTCAATTGTATCATCTTTCAAACAGGTTGGTGGTGGTGTTATAACAAATTTAAATGAAAATGTGAGAACTAATCCAATATTAGCATTAACAAATACTGATACCTTAAAGAAACATATAAAGGCAGCTAATACATTAGCAATGTTACCATATCGTCGTAGAAAAACTATTAGTCCTATAATATCTAGAAGTAGAAGTAGTACTATAAGTCCAAAAATAGCTCGTAGAAGAACTATGAGTCCAAGAATGTCTCGTACAAAAAGTCCTAAAAATGTAATTCAAATATTAAGTAATTTAAGACACGGTGAAAAAGGACCTGCAAATATGCATACAAACAGAACAGTCAATAAATTAAATAATACAAACAACCCTAAAAAAAGACAACGATCTGCACAATAAAATAAATATTTTTTACACTTAACGAATACATATTCAATATGATATATCTTTGTGAAAATCTATATTCTTCGATACAACATGACAACTTCAGCAATTTACATTTCTCGTTTCACAAAACCACATTTATCCTTTAACTTAAAAACAAAAACACAAAATAAAAAATTGCAATGGCTTCAGATACAAAATGTTCCTACAAAGTTAATTTCTGAATATAATGAATATTATGTGATGAATTCATTCACATCTGCAAATTCAAGTTATTTTCTAATCAAAAAAGAATCATTTATAGGTAATTTTGATAAGGCAATAATCACTGACAATGTTATATATAATTCATGTTATCCTGTTCCTATTCACATAGATGAATTTAATAAAAGAATGTTAATATCAAAATTTTCAAGCGGGTTAAAAAAACTGTATACAAAATTGGAAGGTACTCAACTTGTAATGAAAACAATTTTAGATAATAAACTTTTTCAACTTATTCAATCACAAGGTGCGTCATATATTACTATTGAACAATATACTTCGTA